CGCATCATAACCTAACTCGCCACGAAGGCCACCAAGATAGGCGTCAATAGTAGCATCAGAGAAACCAGCTTCATTGAGTTGATCATACATCTCATCAGTAAGAGTACCATCGTTCTCATAGAAGTGATCGTTCATTGCCCACGGATCAATACCTGCGTTCTGAAATACATCAGCTAGGTTTTCACCGTATGCTTCTTTAACAGCATCAAAGTTGACGTAGCCTTCTTCATCATAGCGTTCGTAGTCACCTTGGACTTCCTCTTCTTCGCTACTTTCAAACTCTACATCTTCTTCGCCGTTGTCATCGTTTGCACTGTTACGACCAAGACGTTGCTGAAGTTCAATGTAAGCTTTCTCAAGCTCTTCAGCGTTTCGATATTTACCGGCAAGAAGTTCTTGCTGGTCTTTCAACATCTGTTCGCCTACTTCTAGGCTGTCAGCTTCCTCAGCTTCCCGTGCTGCAATAGCTTCGGGATCATCAGTTGGATCGTATGAAATGTTAATAGCCATAGGTGCTAGTTAATTTAAGCAGGGGGTTGTGGAGCGGGGGGTTGCTGTTGTGGTTGTCCTTGCTGTTGTCCAGCAAAGTTCTGCATAACAGTCTGAACACTCTCAACAGCTTCAGGATTCTTAGCGGGATCCATGAGAGGAGTGCCCATAAGTTGTCCAGTCTGGTTAACAATAGAGGCTTGCATCTGTTGACGCATAGCTTCTTGCTTCTCACTCTGGATCTGTTCCATACCTTTGACAAGGTTGAGGATGTCAATACCTTGAGCAGCAGCGAGACGCTTGATTGCTTCATCAGGATTAACATACTGAGCCAGAGCTTGTGGACCCATGGTCTGTGCAATAGTAGTCACAAACTGAATCAGGGACTCACGATCTTGACCGCGACCAAGAGCGTTGATGCCCGCCACAATGGTAGGATTAACCAGACCCTTTGGCAAGGCAGGAATCTGCTTGGACTTAGTAAGGTCAAGCATCTTACGATTCAGATAAGGAATCAGGAACTCACTAGTCAGCAGGGAGAACAAGCCTCCAAGCTGTTGCTCCAGTTCCATCTGAGTCATGCGGACTTCCTCAGCAGTAGTCCGTTCAGACTGACGAACGTTGAGGATCAGGAAGGCTTCAGACAAACGCTTCTCCAACACACCAGCCAGTTCAAAGGCAGTGCGGAAGTCAGCTGTCTTACCAACCTGAACAACACCAATGTCATCAGGACGTCCTTGGATGATTGCTCCGTTGCCTGCGTTGGCCAGGGAGGCGGGCTTAGTCACAGAGCTAGGTGATACAGTGAAGATCACTTTAGCAGCTGCTGCAGAGCCTTCTACAAGCGCCTGCATGAGGGCTTCAAGGGAACGCAGGTCACCTAGGAACTCCTCAACACGAGAGCGTCCGTAGTCCTCTCCATCAACAGTTACAAAGCGGAGGGGCAACCACGGACTCCTGTCCTTAGGAGCTTTACCGTAGGTGTTAGGAAGGAGTTTGTCATCAGCTTCCTGATACCAAGTCCATCCTTTCTTAGTCAGTTTGATGCAGGTAAATACATCAACATCTTTTTCAAACTTACTGCCAACACTAGAGTCAACAACACTCAAAGGCTTGGGGTTCTCAAACTCAGGACCAAGCAGTTTACGGTTGACTCGTTCGCGTGTGACAATCTCAGTAACATTACCGTTACCATCTCTCTCAACAACATACCGATTCAACGGATACATTTTCATGCCATCCTTACCCATGTAAAGAAGAGCATTACCAGTAACCACGAGATGTTTGATTGCAGAGAAGATCTGAACACGATCAGTAGAAGCAGCAATGCTTTCCATGATCATGCGTTCGATCTTAGCAAAGCTTAGATCCAACTCACTCTTTGCCTCAGCAGGGATCTCAACCCCAAGCTTGGAGTCATCCAGCTGGAGTTTAAAGAATGAAGTAGAAGGAGGCAGCAACCCCAGCATCAACTTGGATGCCAAGGTCACTACCCCCTTCGCTCCTACTGATTGCCAAGGAGTCTTGAACCGAGTGTAATCGGTTGTTGTCTCCTCGTGCATAAGCAGAGTAGGAATAGTCAGCTTTGCACATTCCAGTGCAATGTCAAGAAAGGCGGTACGGCCACTGGTCAATTCATGATACCGTTGCCGTGCGCTTTTCATTGTTACTGCCTCTGAACGTTAGCACTAATGTTGAGTCCAGTACCAGGAGCAGTCTGCAGGCTAGCAGTACCAGTCCGCATACGCTCACGCTTAGCCGTACCAGTCTCACGCTTTTTCAAGGCAGGTTTCTTATCCATACCCGTCTGTTCAGGAGCAGGAGTAGGAGCCTCAGGCATCGTTGGTTCAACCTTTTGAGGAGGTGCCGGCGGCGGGGGAGCCGGAGGCGGGGGAGGGAGAGGAGCTACTGGCGCTTGTCGGCCACCACCAAAACACATAATCTTAATCCTTTGATAATTTTTCTTTTAAAAACCTAACAACTGAGACTTGGCCAGCTCGATAAGAAATTTCTTTCTCATTGAGTTGGTAGTCAGGAAATTGGTCAGGAAATAAGTCATCGAGTTCCTCGATTAGCCGATCAAACTCAGCCGTACTCAGGAAGATTGACATTTGAGTGCTCAAAGAATGCGGGCATACGAGCACGGCGGGTAGCAATCAGACCCTCTGCCTTCCCGCTGTAGAGAAGGCTGTCCGATTGCTTAAGCCAGAACTCGCGGTCAAGGTAGGGGTTCTCGTTAGAACCCAGTGGTTGCATGATCCATGCTACCGTTGCTTTACGAAGCTTGTCAAGGTTTTGCGTGACCGTGAGGCCAAGCTCTTTGCAGACGAGAGAGTTGACCGCCACATGGACTTGCTCGTCTCGTGAGATGTCAGCTGAGACAGTGCGACATCCTGCATCCCCGTTCCATCTAAAGAAGGGGAGCAGCACAAAGAACACTGACCGTTCAAGCACCATTGCCTTGAGCACGGGATGTTCGGGAGATTCGATCCATGCTTTCTGGATGCGGGAAGCTTCCGGGATATCTTCCAGCTGATGAGCACGAGCGATGTAATCAAGAGCGAGGTCATGTTTCTCTTCATCCTTAATGTTGCTTTCCAATACTTCTTGGGCAGCAGCAGGATAATCTTTTTTAAGAGCATTTTTAATGAAGTCACCTACGGGAATCTCAAGGTTACGAACCGAGAGAGCACGCAGCATGGCTTCTTCAGAGCCAGGAGCAAAGGTACCTGCCTCTACCTGAACAGGTGTCCAGGAACGTTTACGGGAAAGAAGTTTTTGATAAGGGTTCATTCTGCACAATCACATTGAGGTTCTTTAGAGAACGACTCATACTCTTCCCAGAATTTCTCATCAAACTCTTCCAGTGCAGCCATGGCATCACTCTTATCTTGAGTGTCAGGCATGACTTGTAGAGAATAGTAGAGAGAAGTCTGTGGACTAGAGAGCCACTCTTCAATGAAGGATTGGTCGTAGGTCACGACGTCGCTCCAGCTATTCATGGAATAACCATGCAACAACCCTGTTGAATCCAACAGGATCATGATGTTATCGGCAACCTTTCGATACGCTTCCCAGCCAACCTGGCTAGCGATCTCAACGTCACCATAGTCAAAATGTTCAACACCAAACGTACCGCTGTCTCGATCCACCTCACTAGAAATGGGAGGAGCAATCTCAGGGCAGGTGGTGTAGCCGTCCAGATCCTTGTAACGATAGGAGCAGCTAGCGGTCGGTGCAATGGCAAATGCACGAGCCATCTTATTTGCACGTGCGATTTGCGCAGCGATATTAACACCACGCTTCAGTGCGTTGGCGAGGAGATCAGCAGGAGAGTGGTTAACCTTATCATTGTTCACACGCTCAAGAGCATCGCCAAACTCTTGATAGGTTACTCCGTTCCGCCGTAGGAAGTTGGCGAGTCCAAGCATTCCGAGACCAACCTGGCGATCTGTTTGAGAAGGGAGGTATTCTCCAGTGTCTCCCACACCTGTTCGGGAGTGCAGGTCGCACAGCTCGGACATTCCTTGGGTAAACGCAGCTTCAACGTCACCGTATTCGCATCCACCGAGGTTGACATGCTGTAGTAGACAAGTTCCTCGTGAGGGCAGATAGACTTCCAAGCATACATTGCCATAGATTCGCTTACCTTTAGCGTCAACTTTAGTTTTGTTTAGCCAGACGTCACCCTTCTTGATTGCAGAAAGAAGAGCAGTACGTACTTCATCCGTTGCTTCAGCCCACCAATACTCGTTAATGTCAACGCAGCGTTTGACCCAAGGTAGCTCGGCACGATTAGCATTGATGAACTCAAGGATGTCAGGATGTTTCAGGTCAAGGTGAATAACTACCGCTCCGTTTTTATAGACGCCACCTCTTCGTAGTGTCTCGTTAAGCACGGAGTAGAGTTTTGCAAACGATACTGGGCCCGAAGCAACCAAGCCTTTGCCATTCTCAGCTCCCTTGGGTCGGAGTTGGGAAAGATGAATCGCCACTCCTGCTCCATTTCGGAGAGCGTGGCTAGCAAATCGCCAAGATGCTTCGATCCCTTCTGGTCCTTCCATGCTGTCTTCAACAACAAAGACAGTACACGATACGGGTAAGCGAGAATTTGGATCATCCATCCAGTTTTGTACACGACCAGTGCGGGCGATCAAATCAGTAGACATATTTAAACAAGGTCAGTCAGGGTAGGGGGTTGGTAGTTGGGTCCTTTCAG